GAGCAGTCCATTCCATCGCGTGGTTCTCACGGGTCGCCTGCCGCATGGGGCGTGATGCGTGTCGGAGGCCGCTGGGTAAGCATTCTTGGCAGTGAGGAGCAGGCGGAAACCTCTCGCGAATCATTTGACGCAATGGAGAACTGGGTGCATGTGGTAAGGCCACTGTACGAGAAGCAGCAGCCCGCGCTCACCGACGAGGAGCGGGAGGCGATGCACAGACTGTGTAGGGCCGTGACGCACTATGCTGCCGGCGGTGCCGTTGACGGCGGGCAATTTGCCAGCGACGACGAGCGAGCGGTCGCTGTCGTTCGCGGGTGGCTTGATCAACAGAACTGAGAACGACAAGGATCAGGAGCGGCGAATCATGAACACTGACAACACGCAGGGCGCGGCCGAGCCGTCTCCTGCATCCGCTGGTTCTCACGCGGCGGTTGCGTGGGTCGTTTGGTATCCAGAAGGCACGGCGCTGGGCGCGTACTTCACTGACGACGAGCGAAAGGCGGATTTATGGCGAGACGCTGGGGCAACTGTCGACCAGCTCTACCGTTACCCCGCGCTTACCGACGAGGAGCGGAAGGTGATCTGGACTGTCGCGGAGGCGTATGCCGAAAACGACGGTGACCCCGAGTGCGAGCGGATCGCCCGAATCATGCAAGGGCTGTGGCAAAGGACGAAGTGAGAACGGCCAGTCTCACCAGCGAGCGAGGAGAAAGCGATGAGTGACGAAAAGACTACAGCCGAGCCGTCTGGTGCAGACGCTGGTTCTGTGAGCGTGGAGGCGCCGCTAGGGTGGATACGTCGCTCCGACGCACTGCCGCCTATCGGCCAACCAGTGCTGGTGGTAGCGCTCGGTCGCGTTGTGACGGCAACGCGGCGAGAGGGAGACTGGTGGCGGCATGAAATCGACACGGGCACACGGACGTTTTCGCTTGGCGGATGCAGGCCAACGCACTGGATGCCGCTCCCGGCCCCACCAACGGACAGCAACTGACGAGGATTGCTCGGTAGTTCAAGTAGCCACAGAACGCCAGAGATCACAAGCCGCGAACGAAGGAGGCGGCAACCATGAACGATACGAATGAGCGGTCTTGTGCATCGCGTGGTTCTGTGGCGAGCATTGACGCCCATGAACTCATGTGCGAACTACATCACATCGCAGGCAGCGAGCAGCACGACCCGGACGTTCGACGCACGGCGAGCGATGCTGAGTCGGCCATTGCGAGGCTTATTGACTGGGTGCATCAGTTGCAGGTGAATGCCTCCGAGAGGGAAGCGATTGAAGGCATGGCAGCCTACTTTGACACGCGCGGGAATATCACGTTGCAGGCTTGGGGCTCGCTGCTCCGGGTGCTGCTGATGCGGTGGAAGTAGCCACAGAACGCCAAGGATCAGCGGCTCGCGACCGCTGACGAAACTACACCACGCGGCGGAATCGCGAGTCCGCTGCATCCGTTGGTTATGGGTCACGGAATGACCGAACGAGCACGACTTGCCGAACTACCTCCGAGCATGGCGCAGCGAGCAATTGCGGCTAGGACCATTGCTTGCAACGATCCGTCCGAGGTGGATGTCGACGATGAAATGCTTCCGTGGGTTTACGATCCGGAGTTCGACTACTGGATCAGTTTCGACGGGAACTATTCGTGTAAAAGCCCGGCGCAGAAACGGGCCGACGCCATTGAACGCGACGCGTTTGCCAAGCGGAATGAGATAGAACGCTTGGCACGGATTGCGGAGCAGGAAGATATTCAGGAACTGTGGAGCAGGATTCGGCAGAAGGTGCTTGAACGCGACGGCTACTCGTGCCAGATGTGCGGGCTCGTGAAAACGAGCGGCCTGCATATCCACCACATCATGAAAAAGAGCGATGGCGGCACCGACCACATGGACAACCTCATGACGCTTTGCCCGTCGTGCCACCCCAAGGCGGATCGCAAACTCTACAACCCGGATTGGACGAAACGGCCCGACACCACATGCCCATAACACGCAGGATCAGGAGCATCGCATGAGTGATTCAACTACACCGCAGGACGGCAAGGCGATGCCTCCTGCATCCGCTGGTTCTCAGCCGGTGGCGTGGGCAGTAGTCGGTCGCGGCATCGTGAGAGGAGTGTACGCAGGTCGCGAATGCGCTCTTGAATCGCAAAGCAGACACGCTTGCGACACGCATGTGATCCGCATGATTTCACTGACTGATGAAGAGCGATTTCTGATTGAGTGCGCTGCCGAAGAATGGGAGGAGCACGCCCAGCGCTGGCGAGACAATGATGAGCGTGTGTCGGCAGAGTCTGCAAGCAACGCCGCGACGCTGCGTGGCCTGCTGAAAAGAATGGACACTGGTTGTGGTGGGGCCACCCGGCCATTGGATCGCCAAAAAACGGGTGGCACTCATTGAGAACGATGCGATGAGCGGCTTTAGTCCGCTCCATCGCGTGGTTATGGCCGGGCGAGACAACAGGAGGACGCGAGATGCGATGGAAGATGATCGACAGGCCGGCAGACGGAAACGAAGTGAACCAGTGGTTCGCGTTTTGGCCCGTCACGGTCGGCGGCGAAACCCGATGGCTGGAGTGGGTTGCAGTCGAATACCGAATCGTCATCGCGGGCGGTACGCGAAACGAGGGCGGCAAAATCCACAAGCACGCGGTGCGGTTCATTTCATAGCCATAACCAGTGTTTATGCAGACCCTCGTAGCCACCCTCGGTGCTGCATAGTACGCCGGAGAATCGCTCCGTACGGCCGCGAGACGCGAGGCCGGGGTGTTATCGAGTTCCGCATAGTACGCCGGGAGAGACCTGAGTGAGTTCCCACCTGATCGCATTGACCGGCTGCATCTACGCCTACGTCTGCCTTGAGCAGCTCTATCGTGGCAACGTGCCGATGGCGGCAACCTACGCCGGGTACGCCTTCGCGAATATCGGCCTTTGGATGATGGCGTCCCGGTGATCCGGCCCTGCCGTAAAATGGGGGTAGCGGCACACGGCAGCGGAGGACGCTCATGGTCGATGGACTCACGGACCAAGCCAGGGCGTACATCCAGTCGGCGGTAGCAGACATGAACGCCGCAGGCGTTACGGTGACGCTCGCCGAAGAGGACGGCAACGCCTACGGAGGCAAGCTCGGAGGGTATTTCGATGAGGATGGGCCAACATTCTTCGTGGCCCGGGCAGTGTCGCCCCAGGTCTGGCTTTCGGTGTTCGTTCACGAATACCAGCACTACCGCCAGTGGCGTTCCAACTCGCCGACGTGGCTGGCCCGCCTAGGCGGGGACTGTTGCGCCTGGTACCTCTTCGACGCATGGCTCCAGGGGGTCGTCGAGATGACCCCGCAGCAACGAGACGACGCGATCCGCATGATCCTGGAGTGTGAGCGTGAGTGCGAGACGATGGTCCTCGCAGAGCTTGCCGCGAATCCCTGGCTCGGGCTGTCGCTCGACTGGTACCACCGGGCAGCGAACGTGTACCTCGCCTGGTACGGGGTCTGCAGGCTGACCCGCCAGTGGTATCAGCGTTCGCCATACGCAGACGACAACCTCGTCTCGCTGATGCCTGGCGACCGGCTGCTGACCATCGACGAGGCGATCCGGCCGACGCCTGCGGTCCTGGGGGCGATCGCGGCGAAGGTGTTCGCGGACGTGGCGTGACGCCGTCCGGCTACTGAACACTGGTACACTGGTGATAGGGACGCGAATCCCGCGTCTCTCGCCGGAGTACGCCAGTGTCCGCAGCCGACGACATCCTCGCCGCAGTCGCCGCAAATCTCGCGCAGCCGAAGCGTGCCCGCACGGACGCCGGCGAGGTGGAGCAGCACAGCCTGCCGGACCAGATCGCGGCCGCGAAGTTTGCGATCCAGCAGGCAGCCGTGAACCGGTCTCCGTTCCGGGCGCTGCGGTTCGCGCAAACGATGGCGAGCAACGCCAACGGCTCCGCTGATCCGGCCACGGCCGCCGCCCTCTATCCGCCGCCTGGCGTTGACGGTCTCCCGGGGTATCCGCCCTCGTGAAGTTGTTCTCCTGGTTCAACAAGCCGCCCAAGCCCGCCGCCACTCCGGCGGTGCGATCGCGGTACGACGCCGCCCAGACCACGCCCCTCAACCAGCGGCATTGGGCTCAATCGGATTGGCTGTCGGCCGACGCAGCCCTGCACCCAGGCATCCGCCGGACGCTGCGGGTGCGGGCACGCTACGAAGCGGCGAACAACCCGTATCTCGCAGGGATGCTCTCCACGCTCGCCAGCGACACGATCGGCACCGGACCCCGTCTGCAGATCGACGTGCAGGGGGCCGACGACGCCAAGCTAAAACAGGTGGAGCGGGCAGTCGAGGAATGGTCTTGCTACATCGACCTCGCCGGCAAGCTCCGCCGGATGCGGCGTGCCCGTGCCCTCGACGGCGAAGCGTTTGCAGTCATGCAAACCAACCCGCGGCTCGGCGACGGCGTGCAGCTTGACCTCAAGCTGATCGAGGCCGACCAGGTCGCCAACCCAACGTGGATCCTTGAGCTGGGTGCGATCGACGGCCTGCGTCTTGACGACGCCGGCAACATCGTCGAATGGCACGTCATGCGGAATCACCCCGGCAGCCTCACCTGGAATAGCAACCAGGGCGATTGGGTGTCGGCCGATCGGGTGCTGCATTGGGCAAATATCCTTCGCCCCGGGCAGCACCGCGGCGTCGGGGAAGTGGTGCCGGCCCTCGAGCTGTTCGCGATCCTGCGGCGGTTCACGATGGCCACGGTGACGGCCGCCGAGACGGCCGCCGACTTCGCGGCTCTCATCCACACAAACAGCCCCGGTGGCGACAACGGTGCGGCCGAGATGCCGGCGTGGGAGACGATGCCGATCGTTCGCGGAACGATCATGTCGCTCCCCGATCAGTGGGATGCGACGCAACTCAAGCCGGAGCACCCGACCACCACGTATCCGGATTTTGAGAAGCGATTGGTCAACCAGATCGCTCGCTCGCTGGATATGCCGTACATCGTGGCCGCGATGGATTCCTCGGCTGCGAGCTACTCGTCCATGCGGGGCGACTACCTCGTGTATCGCAAGGCGATCGCCACGCTGCGGGCGGACCTCGAGCGGCACGTCCTGGATCGCCTGCTCGCGGCTTGGCTCGACGAGGCGGCCTTGGTGCCGAATCTGATTCCCCGCGGCCTGCCGCCGATGGCCCAGTGGACGTGGAGCTGGACGTGGGACGGGTTTGAGCACGTCGATCCGTCGAAGGAGGCGAGCGCGCTGGAGACGGCTCTGCGGACGCACACCACGACGCTCGCCGCGGAGTACCAGAAAAAGGGCAAGGACTGGCGGGCTGAGTTGAACCAGCGGGCGCAGGAGATCGCCGTGATGAAGGAGTTGGGTCTGTTCGTGGACCTTGAGCCCGAAGACACGAAGACGGAGGCCGTGCCGGCCGAATGAGCACCACCACCAACACCAACGCCGCCCCCAGCCGCCTCACGCTGTCTGCCGACTTCGCCGTGGCCGCCGCCGCGTCGGATGATTCGCAGCCGACGTTCCGGCTCGTTGCCTACACCGGGGCACCGATCCGCCAGTATTGGTCTCGGAACGCCTTGGTCCTCGACCTGGCCGGCATGGACCTGTCGAACCAGACGATCCCGATCCTGTTCGGACACGACGCCTCTCTGGAGTCGGTCGTCGGCCAGGCCACCGCGGTCACCAGCGACGGCTCCACGCTGATCGTGGAGGGCGTGGTGCTTGGCGTCAGCGAAACCGCTCAGCGGGTTCTGGAGCTTGCCCGCCGCGGTATGAAGTTCCAGGCGTCGGTCGGTGCCGACGTGGGCCGCATCGAAAACATCCAGGCCGGCGAAAGCGTGCAGGTGAACAACCGCACGTTCGCCGGGCCTGTCTCAATCGTTCGGGGTTCCGCACTTCGCGAGACCTCGATTGTCTTGATGGGTGCCGACGGTAACACGTCGGCAGCCATCGCAGCTTCGCAGGAGGTTGATATGGCGGACAACGCCAACCAGACGCCCGACGAGACGAACGTCTCGGCGGAAGCCACGGCGACGGTCGCCGTGGAGACCCCCAAGACCGAAATCGTGGCGACCGCTCCGGCGGCTCCCGCGATCGACAAGGAGCAGCTCGTGAAGGAGATCAAGGCCGACATTCTGGCGGACCTTCGTTCGTCTCGCGCCCCCGCGGCCCCGGCGATTCACGTCGCCGAGCCGGTGGACGGCGTGAAGGTGGTGGAGGCCGCCCTGTGCAAGCAGGCTGGCCTTCCGCACATCGACAAGTCGTTCGACGGTCGGACGCTCGAAGCGGCGGACAAGGTCGTGCGTGACGTGTCGATCTCGCAGGTGTTGCTGAAGGCCGCCAAGGCCAACGGCTACGCCGGCAGCGACCGGATCACGCAGGCCAACGTCATGCCGATGCTGCAGGCGTCGTTCGCGACGCACGACATCAGCAACCTGCTCATGGCCCTCGTGAACAAGTTCCTCCTCGCCGGTTTCATGGCCGTCGAGCGTTCGTGGCAGGAGATCGCCGCGATCCGCAGCGTTGCGGACTTCAAGGCGATCAACCTCATGCGTCTCAACGGGTCGATGAAGTTCCAGAAGATCGGCAACGCCGGCGAACTGAAGGTCGCCGCTGTTTCCGATTACAAGCGATCGGTGAACGCCGATACGTGGGGCATCACCACGCAACTGACTCGGCAGGACATCATCAACGACGACCTCAATGCGTTGTCGATGGTCCCGCAGAGGATGGGTCGTGGTGCCGCCCTGGCGATGAACGACACGATCTGGGCGGAGTTCCTCTCCAGCAACTCGACGTACTACCAGAGCGTGACGGCTGCGGCCGGCAACGCCCTGGCCTACGCCGGGCTCGAGACCGCCGTGACGTCTTACCGTCGGCTCAACGATCCGGACGGCAATCCGCTGTCGATTGCCCCTCGGATCATCTTGTGCCCGCCGGAGCTGGAGCCGAAGGCCGTGCAGCTGATGACGCAGTCGGCGCTCATCACCACGTCCTACGGTGGCACGTCGAGCAAGGTGGTCGAGCCGTCGGCGAACCCGTTCGTCGGGCGGTACAAGATCGTCACGAGCAACTACCTCCCGGCTGCGGGCACGGTTGCCAACTCCACTTGGTGGCTGCTCGCCGATCCGGCCGACCTGTCGGCCCTTGACGTGGTGTTCCTCAATGGCCAGCAGGTGCCGACGATCGAGCAGGTCATGCTCGATTACCAGATCCTTGGCGTCGGCCTCCGTGGCTACCTCGACTTTGGCGTGATCAAGAGCGAGCCGCTGTCGTGCCTCCGGATGGCCACTGCCTGACCGTGATAACCGTGGCCGGGCGGCGGTGGATTGTCCGCCGCCGCCCGGCATGACCAACCAACCACTCCAGTTACGAAA